ATTTAGGGGAGGATGACAAGATTGCTTTGTTCGAAGCGTTGACCAATCTCCAGGATGGGCGCACCAGTGGGTCAGTTTACAACTGTACCATCAAGAGTGAAGCTCGTCCACCTGAGAAGACGCTTGCCCGGGCTTTCCAGTCCATCAGCCTGATCAGTAACATCATCACCAAGCAATACACAGAGCCCCTGATGCAAGTAATTACATGCAACGGGAAGGCCTTTGAAACCGCGATAGGTTCCAACGCTTTGGGACGTGACTGGTCAGTACTGACGAGCGACCTTTTCGAAGCTGATAGGTTGGTCTCTGATGAGGACTACAAGAACTTCGACCAGACCCTCTGTCGAGAGCTGCGACAGGGTGGGGCCATGGTGTTCGTTGAGATAGCAAAGGCGTTGGAATGGCCTGAGATTGAGATCAAGATGCTCAAGAGTGTGTGTAGTGAATTTCTGGATCCGCTGATCAACATGCGAGGCGCAGTGATAGTTGGCGAGAACCTGCAGCCTTCGGGCACGAACGTGACAGCGCATTTGAATTCCATAGTCAATAGCTTGGCTTCGCGAATTTCCTTCTACATGCACCACAGCGCAGATCACAATTTCAGAGATTACGTGCGCATGATCACCCTCGGCGATGATCTCCTGAAATCCATACTGGCAGACTGGGCGGATCAGTGGACGCCAGAGATGATGAAGGAAGATGTTGCTACATTTGGGATGGTGTTGACCCCAGGTAGCAAGGATGACAAGGCGCTTGCGTGGAAAAAGACGGACTGTCACCCCCAGTTCTTGAAGAGGGAGACGATCTACAACGAAGACGTGGGGATGCCTATTGGTGTTCTCGCAAGGAAATCGAAGATGCGCCCATTCGAGATGGTGACTGACTTGAAGATACCACCCATTGCTCACCAAATGCAGGCTGCTGATACCTGCAACAGAGAGACCTTGTATCTAGGCAGGCGAGAATATGAGATGCAGCGAGAGGCTTTGCAGAAGTACCTCGCAGCGATCGGTGGAATACCAACCTACGCCACGCTGGCTCTTAGCTACGACGAGAT